GAACATCCTTTTCATAACCTTCATCATCTACGAGAGTCACCTTTCGTTTTGAGAAGTTGACAAAGATGTGTGAGAGGGAGTCCATGAGCGTCTCTTCTGTACCTATGTAGTATAGCAGAGAGGGGTGCGCTTGTCAATAGTGGTGTGCAGAATCGCCACTGCCACACAGACCCCTAGGCATCATGTTCATAGCAAACGAATATCGGATTTTATCAGAATTATTTCGTGTTACCTTGTGGCGAACTCTACTAGGAAACATGACCATTAGATTTTTTTGTGGTACAACCTTATAGTCTTTTGCATTGTATACGTTTAATTCATGCGACATAGAATTAATGCCTTCAGTGAATTGCATCAACCTTAATTGTGATGAATCATCGTCATAGTCATCAAAGTATAATACTGCACTATACCATGAGTTGGTATGTGTATGCTCTGCACAACTACCATCAGGATATGTTTTGGTAAACCAAGATGTTGTTATCTGTATAGAATTATCATACCCAAGAACATCTTTTATGCTTTGATTGAAGAGACCTTCAAAGTATTTCAACACAGATTTATCCATGCTGTGCAAAACCCAAGTTTCTTTACTTCCTGCACCTTTATCTCCAGTATCATCGCTATCTGGATTCCATTTCATTCGAGCACAAATCTTTTTTAGATTGTCACAAATACTAGGATCTACGAAAGTGTGAAGTAGTGGTGTAGCAAATATAGGAGTTACATTCCACATCAATAAACGAATGTAGATTCATTGCTTCCTGTCTGCCCCTTAGGCATGACGTTATACATGAGACATAACCTATCAGTGTCTGAAGTATTTGTATAAACTCTGTGTCTTACATAACTAGGAAACATCATCATGTAATTTGAATTAGGTGTTAAACGAATACTTGGTGCTGTCCATTGCGACCACTCAGCAGGAACAACGTAGACGCCTTGAGGGTCAACAAAGAACTCAATATCACCAGATTCTTCTGTATATTCATCAAAGAATACCACACCAGTATACCAAGAGTTGTAAATAGTTTTGGGATAAATTTGATCACCTGGTGGTAATTTGTGAATCCAAGATGTAGTAATCTGTATTTCACAATCATATCCAAGTTGAGTAATGAGATCCTCAGTAATTTCCTTAAAAGCAGATCTTAGATCTTTATGCTTATCAAGAATTTGCATATCTTTAGACGTGATGTATGCATTTCCATCGCCAGCGAACCAAAAGGCATCCTCTGAAATTGTTTTTAGTTGTGTAGATAATTCTTCTTCAATCTCTGTTGATGCAATAGGTTGCACAAATAGAGGAGCAATAGACCAAGTTTTCATAATTTAGTTGAGGAAAATAGAAGCACCAATAATAGTGCAGTTTAGTTCTGCTTGTATTAGGACAGCAGCACCTGCTTTGCAAGAAATAGCAGCACCAGCAGTTAAAGCAATAAGACCTGCTGCTGCTGTTTGTGTAATAGCACCTGCTGCTGTTGTCGTAACACACCCAAGTCCTTGGGTGTTTGAATATGCGCCTGATGGATTTGCAATTGTATATCTTGGTGGATTATCACTAATACCACCGCCTGCGATCATAAACGTTTCGACAGAACCCATTACTTGTCTGAAAATACCAGATTTAATTGGAGGTGGAACAGGAGGTTTCATATTAATGGTTTCATTTAATACTGTTGTTACGATATTAACAGTATTTGTAGCAGAAAGAACAAGGTCTCCACCTGCTGCCATTGTAATTGAGGCGCAAGAGTTTTCATATATACCACCAGCAATCTTATGTGCTTGTGCTCCAAATTCAATTTCAGACGATTGTAGTGCAAACTTAGCACCAACTACATTAACATCAACGTCAGAACCAAATCGCATGGTATGTTTCTGAATTTCAGTGTCTTTATCTTCACCATTTTTATCTGCTGTTTTGGGAGCACCTTCAGCACCAAAGAAGAAACCACCACCAACTTCAATGTGACAATCACCAGTAATTTTTAAGAAGTAATCACCTTCAACATTAACTACATGGTCGCCATCAATTGCCTTACAATCGTCACCATGAACCTCTTGAGTGTAGTTACCAGCATAAGAAGAATGATCAGCAACTAAGTTTCCTGGTTCACTCTTACCTTCTGCAGCACCTTTACCTGCTGCTTCTGCTCTATCTTGAATTTCTGCCTCAGTTAAATCATTCTCAGTATTGCGAATTTCTTTTTCAGCAACATACTTACCATACTCATAGTTGTTCAACTTAACGGACGTATGCATCGTGCCGTTAGGTGATCTAGAAAGTTTTGCTTGACGACCAGGTGTACCGACATAATGATCGTATGCACCATTAATAAATGTCTTTGCAACAGACATATAAGGATCTGCTTGATTGATAATGTTATCAATCATACTTCCGCCGCTGCTACCATTTCCGCAACTACCTCTGCCGCTGCCTCGGATTCGATTAATCTCTTCTAACTCCTCAGGTGTGCAATGTGTAACACCAAAGAGAGGGAACCAACCTACAGAATCTTCGCCACCTTTAGGTTTCCTATCACAACCACTACCAATGAAAGATAGGAACAACTTAATCAAACCTGTGATGCTGGTAATACCTTGCTTGAGCAAGTCAGCACCCTCTTCAAAGATTTTAGAACCCGTTTGCCATGCATTGATGATATCTTGTGCTTGCTGTACTGCACTAACAGCACTTTTTACTGTATCAATAACACTCTTAACCGAATTGATGATCTCTTGAACTTGGCAGATTACGCTATCAATGACACCCTGAACACCTTGAACAATCATTGCTGCTCTATCAAACAAACCATCAAGAAAACCATTAAGGAGGTTTGTCAATGATCCGATTGGATTTGCAATGTATCCAGCAAGATTGCTATCAATATTACAAAGAGATGCTAAAATTTGTTGTACTGCCGTCTGAACGACTGCCAACATAGTAAGAGGAATACCAGTAGCACCAGCAATAAACGTAGCAATATTAAGACTTTCTGCTAGGTTAGAAACATATTGACGAACAGCAGAGACCACTTGACTAAAAACTGCACCAAGGAAGTTTTTAATCTTCCCCATGAGTTTTTCTACTGTTACAATTTTACCACTAACAACGTCAAGAAAATCTCCATCCTCACCTTTGACTAGAGTTCCTGCGGTATCAGCAAGATCTTCAATCAAATAAGAGAGTTTGTATTCAAGAGTTTTCCAAGGTCCACCAACACCATTAGCAGCAGGAATTGGTTTCTCTGGTTGTCTAGGTTTATGAGGATTACCACTACTTCCATTAATACCAGGTTGAATACCTAGATTATTAGGAGAACCAGAACCACCAGGAGTTGTAGTTCTAGCACCAGGAAGTGACACCGAGTTGTTATCACCTTGTCTCGCATATCCTTGTTCTTGTGTTCTTGCAGTGACACTATTGGGAGAACCAGGATTCAATGCTGAAGGATTAGGAGCAACACCAGGTTCCATGAATTCACCTGTAAAGGCAAATACTTTATCGGTTGCTGTTTCAGATGATTTCTGAACACGAAGGACACCAATTACAACGGGCATCTGTGCAGATTCACCATCCATAAAGAATCCCATAACAATCGCACCAGGTTGCAATTGTCCAGAAGATTCACCCTGACCATCATTGCCTGGTTGACATGTATGCTGTAAGACTGTTGCCCATGGCAACTTCTCAGTGGGTAGATCTGCTGTAGTTCCACCACGAACATTGGTATAATAACCAAGGACTCTTACTTTTACACGACCCAGTTCCATGGGATCTTGATTATCTTCAACCTCACCAACCCACCAGAAAAATCCATCTTTACCGACGAAATTTACTACTGGTTCCTTAGTGATTCCCTCAATAGTTGCCATATTGTTTAAGATCCTACGTTTTTATTTATTAAGGTATCCATTCAGTTGTAACCATTCTCTTGTCATAGGGGTTGGTTCGTATACTTCCCACATCTTACCACCAGCACAACTCTGAAGTGCTTCCATAGTCATTCCTTCTGTACGACCTGCCCATTGTGCTTCTGCTTCCCATGGTACTGCATTAGAAGGATATGTACGCTCTGCAAGTGTACGCCACAACATCGGGACACTATCTTCAGGCATAATAATAGCAATGAGTGAGTTATCAATCGTACCTGCCATACAATCTTGTGCAGCGTGCCATCCTTCATGACGCA